AGAGTTCACTGAGATTGTCAAGAAGATTGTCTTCCAAGGCAAACCTGTCAATGAAGATAATCTCTTTCACATGAAGCGTGAATTGGGTGATATCATGTGGTATATTGCTCAAGCATGTATGGCACTGGATGTTAGTATTGACGAAATCATTGCCATGAATGTAGAGAAACTTGCAGCACGATACCCTGATGGTGCATTTGATGTATACTACTCAGAGAATCGTAAGGAAGGTGATGTCTGATGTCACTAAATCCTGATGCCCTGTGGGAAGATATGGCAAAACTAAATTCTCTTTATGAAGAGTTGCTTTGGGATCCAGAAAAACCTTTAGAGTTCAAAGCAGACTACGAAAACGATCGTATTATTATCACTCTCAAGAAAGACTAATGCACGGAAAACTTGACCCCGAAGACAACGTTATGGATGACACCATTATTGCTTCTCGTAGAGCAGCAGCAATTATGAAAAGTGTCTCTAGCAAATTGTCTGACACTATTGCTGAGTTGGGATGGGAGTGCTATGATGATGTCAGTGTTGACATTGGAGGCACTTCTGTTTATATGATTGATGGTGCTGGCACTAAGTGGGCACCTGTCAAAGGCACTCGCAAATACAACAAAGATGCATTCATTGTAATCAAAAACAATTCACGCAACCCTATTGTACCTTCAGTAAATGACGACCCCGAACGACTCCAACATCATTCCAAAATGGAAGCAAGCGACCAACAGAAAGATAGTGGAGAATCTTCTGGTGAGTTGCGCGGAACTCCTTAATGGAAGATGGTATCAAACTGAAACCCTCAACTCCAGAGGAGAACGAACTCGAAAGTTCATCATCGAACACGACGTTACCGAAGAACCCGATAGTTCCGAGTCTGATGTTTCTGGGAGTGATAGCAGCGACTCTTAGTGTGATCGTTGCTGGTTACTTCCATGGCAAGATGAACATCGGTGCTGTGTGGCATAATCTTCACAACTTTAATTGATGCTCTTAAACAACTCCCCAATGTTCAGTGTTCCCTTGATTCATATCAAGGTGAATAACTGGAAAAGTAAAAAGATCAAACTTCTTAGTTTGATTGACGAAAGTCTATTGCACCCTGCTGATGGTGGGATGGATCTTGTCACAAACGATTATCGACCCCAATACGATAATCCAGATCTTATGGGGATGCACAATATTAATGTGCAAAACATCTTAGAAGAAGAAATCAGAGAATTCATGAATGCCTCTGATTCTACTTCAGTTGAGATTCTTATGTCTTGGTTTGAAACTTGTAATAAAACTGAGTGGCATGGTATACATAATCATGGTCCAGTAGGATATAGTGCTGTATGTTTTATTCAGTACAATCCAGAAGTTCATAAACCAACTCAGTTTGTATCTCCGTTTAGTAACTTTGTGACTGGAAGTATTATAGAGCACTCGCCATCAGATGTGGACGAAGGTTCTTTAATATTTTTTCCTGCATCAATTCATCATTACACATTACCAAATGTCAGTGATGAAGTTAGGATAATCATGTCATTCAATCTCAAGATCAATGTATAGTATATGGATTCATACAGTTGCATTTTTTCAGGTTGTAGTTATGAACTGCATTCAACCAGTAAACTGGCAATATTGCTATAGAGTAGATCAGTGGTTGATACCTGATCTAATTGAAGGTATTATGATATACACGGGGGACAAGGTGCCCTATCAAACAGAGAAGGACTATCTAAATAGTATTAAAGATTCTCGGAAAGATGACACTGAACGTCCCTGAAGCAAATAGTGCTACCTTTAGGAATGTTATGGATGCCTTGGGTGGGGAAGATTATGCGTATTATTCTTTTGATGTTAAAAAGGTAGAGGCACCTGATTCAAACAAAAAAGTTCAAATTGCTTTGAAGGTTCATGTTCCACAAGCAAAAAGATCTTTAGCAACACAACAAATATCTGATGCGTTAAAAGAAAAAGGATTGGAAGTCTTGGTTCCTGAAGGGAAACCAATGATGGATGTTTCCATTCCTAATACAAATAATAAAAAAGTAATTAGGATTGAAGTCAAACCTCCATCAGGAGGTTCTGGTGCTGGTGCTGATGTTACCAAGATTGTAGAGAGTGCTCAGTGTGTCTATGCTGCAATGTTGTATGAGTGTAAAGATCTGCGAGTGATCTCTGAAAAAGACTATGAATGTGGCATGAAATTTACAGATGCCCCTGGAGTCAAAATAGAAGACATTGTTGGTCTTCCAAAAGAATGGAAGGAGTCCTCTATGAAAGGTGCTGCACTGATTAAAAGAACCATAGGTGGTCGTGCTGGCGAGTATGAATTCTTGCGTGGTGATACATTAATTGAAGATGGTATCAGTAAAGCATTCAAGAAAGTGAGGAAACAAACTAATCTTGCTACAGAAGATAAGTGGAATCCTGCTGATATTTGGATGGTAAGAAAGAGTAAGAAGAATGCCATCGCAAAGAAATTAGCAACAGAAGGTACTATTGATTGTCTGAATAATTATTTGCAAGAGTTAAATGCTTCTAGGGATTTGGTGGGATTCTCTCTGAAGAAACTCGGTAATAGTCCTAGCATTAAATTACTGAACGCAGATACTCCTCAAGAGAGAAAGAAAAAAGATGCTGCTAGATTTGTAAAATATGATTTAACTTTTGACAATAAAAGGAGAGGGGATAAACAATATCCTATGGATGTGTACCTGTATTATGGATCATCCACTTTCCAAAAATTCCAAGCAAGAAACTTTGGTGGTGATAGTAGAGGCGATTGGAAATTGGAACTGAAAGGTGAGAATGCTGCTCAAGGAAAAATACAAGGTAAGGTTGTTTTTCAGTTGTTAGAAAACGCTGGGTTCAAAGGATTGCCTTCGGAACCAAGTTGGCAGGAATGTAGTGATAAAGCATCTGTTTCTCAGCAAACTAAAATTGTAAATGAGATTTATGAACTCTTAAACAAACATAATGCTGCTAACTTACCTAAGAATGCTAAAGATGCCAAGGAAATTATCAAAGCACGTCCTCAATCATGGAAGTATAGTAAGTTATCTGGGTTGAGATTTTTGGACTGGATGGTTGGACTGAATGGTAAAGCAGATCAGGCAATGAAAGAAATGTATTTGTATGCATCTTCTCAGTCTGACAAGTCCTCTGTGTACTATAAGATCAGTTGAGGAAGTGGCACACCCCTTGTAGCAACACACCTTGGGTGTGCTATAATATGTGTATGAACAGAGGACAGATGCCCAACAAACACCTGGAGCACCTTGAGGATTCTATCTTCGATGGTCGTAGGACTGCCCTCGATGCGGTCAAGCAAGCGGCACTCTGCCGTAAGGTGAGTGTCAAATGGGATGGCGCACCTGCTATTGTGTTTGGAACCAATCCAGAGAACGGCAAGTTCTTTGTAGGAACCAAGTCCGTCTTCAACAAAGTCAAAGTCAAAATCAATTACACCAATGAAGATATCGATCAAAACCATACTGGGGCTGTTGCTGACATCCTTCGTTTGTGCTTATATCATCTTCCCCGTACTGCTGGCATTACTCAAGCTGATTTTATTGGTGTTGGTGGCGGCAGGCAATATACCCCAAATACTATTACTTATAGGTTTCCTGATACTATTCGCCGCGATATTATCCTAGCACCACATACTTCTTATGAGTATGTTGGACCAGATGCACCAGCAACTCTTGGTGTAAAACTTGAGTCTGCACTTGGTGCTCACTTTATTGATACTACTGATGCATATATTCGTCGTCAGAACAACATCAAACTGATTGCAGAAATCATTGCATTGATTCCTTTTTGCAAGGTTGCATATTCAGCACAACTCAAGCAGCACGTCAACAAATTCATTCGTGCTGGCAGTGTTCCTGCTGCTGGAGTTTTGTACGCTACGTTACCTGCTAAATATAAGGGAGAAGTTAATGCAACAACCTTTGAGGTGTGGCATAAAATCTTCCAACTGAAACAGCGTCTACTTGATTCGGTTGTTGTTAATGGGAATGTTGAATGCTTCATCGATGGTAACCCATCACACCATGAGGGGTTTGTCATCATATCCAACAATCCATACAAAATTGTAGATCGACTGACTTTTAGTAAAGCAAACTTTAATCTTAGTAAAAATTGGACGAATGAAAAAGTTTAGTGCTTTCCTAAACGAAGCCGAAAGATCGTTCGCAGCAAAGTCTGCAGAGAAATTAAAACTAAAGCATATCGGTTACGGACGTTACGCAGACCCTAGAGGCAACGTAACCCATATGTCCCAGGATGGAAAACTAGTACCTATTACAAAGGACAATGACCCAGGACCCCAACAATCAGCAGGAGGAGAAGAAACTGCAGATGGCCAGGGTGCGGTCGATCAAGGTGCAATATCTATTACATTTGGAAGATTTAATCCACCTACTATTGGGCATGAAACTCTCATAAAACGAGTAGCAAGAGAGGCAAAATCCAGTGGAGGAGAGTATAGAATATACCCCTCAAGGTCGGAGGATCCTAAAAAGAACCCCCTCGACGCAGGGACGAAAATTAAGTATATGCGGATGGCATATCCCGATCATGCCAACGCGATTGTTGATAATGCTGACATGCGTACCATTTTTGATGTTCTCGCTGCCCTCGATGCTGACGGGTATAGCAGCGTTAATATTGTGGTGGGAGGTGACAGGGTATCTGAGTTTAATTCACTCGCACAAAAATACAACGGAGACGTATACACATTCGACGAAATCAAAGTGATTTCTGCAGGTGGTCGCGACCCTGATGCTGAAGGTATTGAGGGTATGTCTGCATCAAAGATGCGTAAAGCAGCAGCAGAGGGAGACTTCGATTCTTTCAGCAAAGGTATTCCTAGTGGACTCAGTAATAAGGATAAGGAATCAATGTTCATGACCCTCAGACAATCTATGCAGGTTGAGGAGTGTGATGACTTTGCTGAAGTTTCGTATCAATTATATGAGATTGCACCTAAATTAGATCCTCAGGGACTGAGAGAGGCGTATTATGAGACTGGAATGTTTGAGGTAGGTACATTTGTCGAAAACATCAACACAGGGATCCTTGGTAAAGTTGTTAGTCGTGGTAGCAATTATGTCATCTATATTGATGAGCATGATAATATTTTCCGTTCTTGGTTGAAGGACTTGGTTGAGAGAACTGAACTAAAGTTTTTTAATTATGAACCTGCTGGTGAAATGGGTACAGATAAACTAGATAATTATATGCGAAAACTTACCCCTGGTGAGTTCCTTCGTAAGATAAATAAAAAGGACAAGGTTACTAAGTAAGATGAGCTTAAACGATTTACCTGATATGTCCAGTGCCTACCAAGAGGTATTGGAAAAGAAAAAATTAGATCCCGTTGGCAAAGAGGATTCTGATGTCAACAACGATGGCAAGGTCGATAGCAGTGATTCTTACTTAAAGAACCGCCGTAAGACCATCGCTAAAGCGTTGAACAAAGAGCATCATGAAAAAGATGCTGATGGTAATACGATTCCCCATCCTATTAAGGAAGCATTCTATCTTTCGGAAGAAGAGTATTCTGAATTAGATGCGATCGATGAATCTACAGATGAAGAACTGGTTGATTTCTTTGTAGAACTGATCGAAGAACTTGCAGAAGATGATGAAGATCTTTTAGAAATTTGTGAGACTCTGGAACTGGTAGAAGTTAGTGACAAGTATTATGATTCTGCTGTTAAATCTTCAAAAGCAGCAGCAAAGAAAGTAGGTCCCTCTCGTGCAGAACGTATGAAGTCTGCTGCAAAGAAAGCAGGTTCGGCACTTAAGAAAGGTATTAAATCTGCAGGTAAGAAAGCAGCACAAACTGCTGGTAAAGTTGCTGGTGAGTTCTCTGCTGCTAAGGCAAAGCAGAAAGCAAAAGCAATGGCACGTCCTGAAAAGAAAGAAGCACCCAAGTCTTCCTCTAGCGATGATGATGGTACAGGTGGTAAGTTAGATGCACTGCTGTCGAAAACCAGAGGCACTTCGTCCAGCAGCAGTTCCGATAGCGGTTCATCCTCTGGTGGTGGCGGGTCTTCATCTAGTTCTTCCAGCAGCGGTTCTACCCGTAAGGCTGTTGGTGGTGCTCTGAGAGCAGTAGGTTCTCTCGTAAAGAAAGGACTGAAGAAAGCAGTTGGTAAAACATCTCGTGCAATTTCCAAAGGTAGCGACAAACTCGCTAAGCGTTTGGGTGAGAACTATGACGAGATCGCACATCTCTATGAGTCTGGTCTGTTCAGCATTCAGGAAATTGAGAACGTTATTGAAGAAGGTTACAAACCTATTGATAAGAAAAAGGAAACTGCAATGTATCGTAGAGCAGGTAATCTGAGTCGCGATGCACTTAGTAAAGGAATGAATACTAAGGCAGGTTCTAAAGCACAGGATAAGTCTGGCAAGATTGTAAGCGCAATCTCCTCTCAGAAGGAGCGTGAGCGTTTCAGTAAGATGGCAGACATCAAAGCACGTTCTAATTACGGCGGTTGATTATGTTATCATTTAAAGATCTACACGAAAAAAAGACTAAAATTAAACTAAATCCTAAGAAGGAGGATGTCATGGAGGGGGATAAAACCCTCAACCATGGTGAAGATTGCGGGTGCATGAAATGCGATAAAAAACGCCGCAAGGAAGAACTTGGTGATGAGAAAACAGTATCTACGGAGGAAACAGCCTATGTCAGTCAAAAAGAAGTTTCAGAAGAAAGCGATCAAGAAATCGATCAAGAAGAAACTTCTGGTTTGCTGACATTCGGACAATTCGATGAGCGTACTCGTTACGCCAAAGAAACTGGAAAGGATTACACTACTGGTAATGAATCAAAGAAAGGTGGAACTATGAAAGGTTCTGCTATGGCAAAAGTTGGTGCAGAACTTCGTAAGACTGGTGGACTTATGTCTTCCAGAAAGAAACCTATTCCGATTCCTGGTAAGAAACAAGTCAAAGGTAAGAAGTCTGACGTTGGTACTGGAAAGTACAAAAAGATGGCAGACAGAAAAAAAGAACAATCTGATAGAGCAAAGAAAGCAGGTTTCAAAAGCACGCAATCTTATGCTGATACCATGGCACGATATGGTGGTGAGGACAACTATAGAAAAGGTCGTGGTCTAGGATCATGAACGAAGAACTCGCTCATCTAAAAAAAGAAAAAGAACATAAAGAACGTGACGATCGCATGAAATATGGCAAGCGTTACAAAGAAGTTCTTGCCTCGCAAAAGAAAGCAAAAGAAAAACTCTACACTGATACCAAAACCAAAGGTGTTCGTTTCTATGATAAGAAAGGTTCTGGTTACATGAAAGGTGGAGTGAAAAAATATGATTGAGCCTATATAGGATAGACCCCTTTATAGGCAAAAATTATGTTAGTATCTTTCCTTCTTCCATTTGCGAAAAAAATTGTAGCAGATGCTGTTGCCAAGATTCCTGATGATGCGGAACTTGGTGAAAAACTA